GTATTTTTTACGAAGGCGGCAAAGATGAACAACTGAGTAACCTGTAGACTCAGAAGCTTGCTTTAAGGTGTACTTATTATTGTACAGTCCCTTTACATAGATAGGAAGTATTTCCTTATGCTTTATGATGCTGGATTTCATAAACGCATGCTCCTTATAAAAATATTGTACAACCATTTTTAAAAAGAGGATTTTAGAAATATTATAGATTTATTAGATAAGAATTATAAAAAAATTGTATTAGCATAATAATTTAAACTTGACAATGTAGTCAAGTAGTGGTAATGTTTAATTAACTTGATTAAGTGAAAATGTTAATTCGCTTAATTGGCAGAGTTAATCAGGTGATCCAGCTTCCTGATTCACTTTGGTGAGTTAAATTGCCCGTAGGTAACAAGCTGGAAGTTATCACGGGCATTTTTTTTTAGGAGTGAATTATGACACATTACAACTACTATGAACAAATGCAGGCACTTTGCTTCCGTGCATCTATGGCTTGTGTTGCTTTAGGTAATGAAGGACTCAGAGACTTCTACACAGCAGCAGAAGGTGGATTTTGTCAAAAACTGCAGAACGTATCAGTAGAAGATGCGGAAAAAAACATTAACCAGTCTCAGATTGAGCAGTACCTAATCACAAAAGATTTTGTCGAAGAAAAAGAGCGCGAAGCTGCAGAGAAGATTAAAAACGACATGCAGCCTAATTAAGCCATGCCATCAAGTAAATAAGGGGAAACAAAAAACGGAGCGTAAGCAGTGGGAGACTTGCGACAATGGTACCAACAAGAGTTTGAGTTTGACTTTTCAGTACCAAAGAAAAAAAGAAAAAAAGTGGATTATAAGTTACTGATCGCAGAACTTAAAAAAGGTCCGCTAACTTTTTCGCAAATACAAGCGCTTGCCGGTGTAAGCCGCGCAGGAGTGGCGCAGGTCATCACAACCTTATCGTTACATTATCCGGTTTATGAAGTTACGTGGGGAATATATAAACTTTATGGGGATGATGATTACGGCGACGGCATTAACCATGCCGCGCTTAAGGACTATTACGATGAAGTGTGAACAGCATAAGGTTAGAAAAAGTAAGTTTTCTGAGGAAGGAATAGCAGAAATAGCAGAAGCCCTTAAAAAAAACTATATGGGATATAGCGAGATCTATGCTATTGCCAGAAAGTACGGAATGAAAAGCGGCATAGAGAGCTTACTTTCTTTATTTGCTGTAAGAGGTTACCAGATTGCAGAAAAATCTGTGACATATTACAGCATTGATAAAAAAATCTATGTCAAAAGAACTTTATACAAAATTGTAACAAAAGAAGATTACGAAAAATACGAAACGGAGGCGACAAAAGATGCTAAGAGACGTTTATTGGCGGCAATATCCTATTGATCTGCTTAATGATGACAAAATGCTTTACGTAGAGTCTCTAATGCCAGCTGGCTATGAGTTTGCACCGTATATGTTTTATATCACTGCATTAAAGCTTGCAGATGATAACGGCATATTTGATATTGAGGATGGCATTATTTTTGCGCGATTGATGCGCATTAAAAGCCGCGCCTTAGTATTCCAGATTGCAAACTTAATGAGGCAGCATAAGATTATTTACAGGCTTAGTGATGATACAACATTGCTGCAGCTTGCAGACTGGACTTATTCAGATAAAAAAGTAAGAACTGCAGAAGAACGCAGACGTATTGTAGCTGATGTAATACAAAAAGAGCGAGCGAAAAAAGCTAACTACAGCCAGGAAGATTTTACTGTAGATGGATGCGCGGGGAAACGTAACGACGTTCCGCAGTCCAAAGGCTATGCGGGGAAATGTAACGCCATTCCGCAGGCCAATGCAGCAGGATCATCTGCGCCAGTAGCCGCGCCGGAGGCCGAAACAACCGCGCCGCGCCGCGATTTTTTATGCCCTGATGACGACAAAAATGCAAAAAATGTCGTCAAAACCGCTGATGACGACAAAAACGCCGAAAATGTCGACAACATACAGACAGACAATACAAAAAATACAATACAGGAGGAACAGACAACACACACACACACAGACACACAGCAATTTACCGGCTACGCGCAGCCCGTAGGCGCTCCGCCGGTAAATTGCCAAGACACAATACCGGCAGTGGCCGAAAAACAAAATACTCAGACACAATTACCTACAGAAAATCAAACAGATAACGACGCTAATAGCTTTGGTGAGATCTCTACGCTTGCAGCACAGGCATTGCAGATAAGCCAGAGCAATGATGAGAAACCAAAAAACACGGCGCTTTTTGATTATCTGCAAAACTTTTTTGTTAAGAATTGTTATGGGTATGAGCCAAAGAAATCCACTCATGCACTCACTGAACTTTGCGAGAAGATAAACGGCATAAGTGATGAAATGAATCCGCCGGATGTAGTGGCAGGCGTTTTGTGTAGTGAGTTTAAGAAAATGTGTGATGGAGGCCGAAGCGAATACTGGAAAAACCAGCCGTTACTTCCGGCTTTTATGATGAAACCGCGTTGCTGGATGGAGCTTATGCAACATGCAGGAAAGATTTTAGCAACTAATTCTGCATGTAATAAGTTTACGGAAAGCTGGGCTAAGGCCGAAGCCGAATACTTAGCCGACCGCGAGCAAATTAGTGTCGCAATGCGAGACGAGTACTTAAAATATCAGATAGATCCAGATGCACCGGATGCTAGTAAGCAGCTTCTTATGGCAAAGAGCCATGAGCAGGCAGAGCTTAAAAAGGCTAAGGAAATCGAGGAAGAAGCTGCAGTTGCAGAAAAATCTGAGCAAGGCTTTGATATTTTTTAAGTAAGGCGGATTAGTAATGCTGGAAGTTGATGAGAGCAACGGAAGATGGGATAACGGACTCAAACGTAAAGAGCGGCTATTTGTGCTGCACTACTGCACCGACGATCTTACTTTCCTGAATGCTACAGCCAGCTATAAAAGCGTATACAAAGATCGCGATAAAGTTACCGGAAAGGTAACAGATCGAAGTGATGATGTATGCGCTGCAGCTGCATCCAGATTGCTGAGCAAGGATTATATAAAGACTGCAGTATCTAAACTGCTTACGGAAACGCAGGCGGACTTGGATGAAAAGAACGGCTATAAGCTGCTTAGGGATTTGATGCTACTTGCTTCTTACAATCCGGCAGAAATTATCGACAAGAGAGGCCGGCTTAAGGTAAAGAGCATTGAAGAGCTGGGAGAGTATGCGAAGTGCATAAGCCAGATTGAAGTTACACCAAACGGCGTGAAGGTTACACTAGCGGACCGTGCTAAGTATATTCAGATGTTCTTAAAGTATCTGAACTTGATCCGGCCGGAAGTATTGGTTGCAGAACAGCTTAAGGTTGTGGCAATGGTTGAAAAGGATAACAGCATAGAGGCTTGGAACAGCCGCGCAGGAGGCTTAATTGAATCTGATGCAGGAACGCAGTGAGATTATGCACGGCCTATTGTTTTACTGGAGCTGTAAGACTTGCCGCAGGCTTGGATGGGATAAGGAAAATGGATGCCCGGAAAATAATGCGGAATGCAGCTTATTTGTTTACAACAAGCTGGGTACTCATTTTGTAGCTATTCATAACGAAAACAAGAAGGCAAAGAAATGAGCTACGATGTGTACTGGAAGCCGCAGCCGAAGCAGGAGCTTGCTTTAAGATGTCCGGCAACGGAATTATTTTACGGCGGCGCTGCAGGTGGTGGTAAATCAGACTTTTTACTTGCAGACTTTTTGCAGGGCGCAGAAAAGTACGGCCGGCACTGGAAAGGCATACTTTTCAGAAAGACTACAAGCGAGCTTGAAGAATTGCAGGCGCGGGCTGTAGAACTTTTTACACCGCAAGGCGCACGCTATTGCGGAACAGGTACAAAAGACGGCAGTAATATGTGGAAGTTTCCAAATGGAGCGACTCTTAAAATGCGCTACCTGGAAAACGAAAAGGATGTATCACACTATCAGGGCCACCAATACACTTGGATCGGCATTGATGAGCTGGGTAACTATCCTACACCTTATTGCTGGACTTATATGAAATCACGCTTACGTAGTGTTTACGGCGTACCGTGTTATATACGCGGCACTGCAAACCCCGGAGGCGTAGGACACGGATGGATTAAACAACGCTTTATGGATGGCCATATTCCAAACCGGATTTTTTATATTGAGACTGAGCTGAGCGCAGGAAAAGTAAGCAAAGATACAGCTTGCTTTATTCCTTCAAGCTTGGATGACAATAGGATCCTTATGGAGAATGACCCGAACTATGAAGCACGTTTAATGAGTTTACCGACACACCTGGCGCGGGCTTTACGTTTTGGCGACTGGAATGTATTTGAGGGACAAGTTTTGGATAGCTTTAGGGAAAACATTCATGTATGCAAGCCGTTTGTTTTGGAACAAGGTAAATGGTTTAAGTTTTGCAGTATGGACTGGGGATGGAGTAAGCCTTATTCCATCGGCTTTTATGCTGTAAACAGTATAGGCCGTTTAATACGTTATCGAGAACTTTATGGATGTGCACCAGGCGAGTACAACGTAGGAATTAAAAAAAGTGGTGAAGATCTTGCAGCAGAAGCATGGAGTTATGCTACTACTGATGGAATTACGGATATGGTTGCAGATCCGGCAATATGGACTGAGGAAAAAATGGAAAATACATCTAAGAACTTAGTGCAGTTATTTACAGAGGCCGGCTTTAATATGATTAAAGCAAATAACGACCGTGTAAATGGGCTTGTTATGGTTGATCAGTATTTTAAACAGACGGTTGATGAAAATGATACACCTATGTTTCAAGTATTTAATACTTGTACAAACTTTATTAGAACAATACCGCTGCTTACACCTAATCCGAATCATCCAGAAGATATAGATACAAAGCTGGAAGATCATGCTTACGATGATCACAGATATGCAGTTATGAGCGATTTTGTTATGCACCCTACTACGTATATGAGATAGTTCAACGGCAATTAAATACCCTCAAGAAAGACTGAAGTATGCTATCCGGTTTCATTATGAATCAAGCATTAAAACACCCAGGAGCAAAATTAAAATTAGCAGACTGGATTATAGACAATATACCTTCTCATTCAGTTTATTTAGAGCCATTTTTTGGATCAGGCGCAGTATTTTTTAATAAGTCAAAATCAGAAATTGAAACTATAAATGATATAAATAATGATGTTTATAATTATTTTAAGGTTTTAAGAGACTATCCAGAAGAGTTGATAACAGCTTTATCTTTAACGCCATATTCAAGAAAAGAATATATAGAAGCGTATTATATGCCAGATGATAACGATAATTGTATAGAAAAAGCCAGAAAGTTTGCTGTTAGGTGCTATATGGGATTTGGCGCATCTAATAGATATAAAAACGGTTTTAGAAGCTCACAAATGCATGGGAGTCCAGATATTCCGCGATGTTGGAAAAAATTACCCGATACGCTGTATTTAGCTTCTAATAGACTTTTAGATGCTCAAATAGAAAACTTAGATTATAAAGAATTACTTAGCAGATATAATACAGAAGATGTATTTATATATTTAGATCCGCCTTATTTACAGAATACAAGAAAAGCTTGTCTATATAAAAACGAAATGGATTTAAAAGATCACGAAGAGCTACTCAATATTATTCTTAAGCATTCATCTAAAATTATGATCTCAGGATATTCAAGCCCATTATATGATGACGCGTTAAAAAGATGGAAAAAAATTACAAAAAATAATGTAGTTGAAGGAGGTTTAATAAGAGAAGAAGTTTTATGGATGAATTACGAAACAGAGCCTATGTTATTTAATTTTGATGAAATAGGAGAATAAAAGAAAATGACTAAAGTAGATCCAGAGCTTTTGTGGCAACGTTATATTAAAAATCATCCGCACGATGTTTCTGTATGGATGAGATATTTACAGAATCCAACAAAAGAAGGTTTAACAGGAATGCTAAGAAATATGTTTTATTGTGGTGTAAGAGCAAGAGAACATTTTGAAAATAATTCTAATGATAATTTAGGAAATCTAATGGAGTAAAAGAAAATGGAAGAAAGAAAAATTAGACAGATTAAAGGCGCATTATTAAAGTGTGCAGAAGAAAACAGAAATAAGCCGACACCAACATTCAATCAGAATATTAGTGCATTATGTACTGATGCAGAATTAAGAATTAGGGAACTTGAAGAAGAAAACGCAAGAATGAAGAAAGACGGAGATGATTTATCTAAGAAGTTTGATTACCAAGTTAAACGAGTAATGGAACTTGAGAAGCAAAACGAAGAACTAAAAGACAAGGTTGAAATGTACGACTTTTTTTATGAAGGTAACGGCTTTAAGCGGCGCGGATTAAATAACGCAATTCAGATTGCAGAATATATAAATAAATTGGAAAAGAAAAACGCAGAACTAAATATGGCACTATCAAAAGTTGAAAATGAGTATGATGTTATGTTTTGGAAGAAAAACGACATTATAGCCAAAGCAAAAGAAATTATAAATGACTGTGTGTGTGAGTTGCAAAATATATTGTTTTACAAAATGAGAAACAAAGAAAGAATTGCAAGTACTTTAGACAAGGCAGAGCAATTCCTTAAAGATAGCGAGGTGGAGAAATGACAGAAAGAAAATTAAAGAAATATAAAACAAAGAATAATTACATCTGTAAAAGATGTGAAGGTCGTGGACTAATTCAGATTGCAGAAAATAAAAAGGGCTTAATGAAATGTCCTAACTGCAAAGGAACAGGAGTTGAAGAATGTTTTATTACTACGAAAAAAGCCTAGAAGAAGAAATCTATGAGTATTGTATAAAGAATGGTATTCCGCTTATTTATGGCGGTTTATTGTTGAGTTACAGACATTAGCGAGGTGGAGAAATGAATCAAATAACTAATAATAAACAGGAAGATAAATTAAGAGCGAACACAAAACCATCTAAGCAATTTATTGAAAATAATAAGCATTATTGTGGTACATGTAAAGATACTGTTTGCTGTAATAAAGGAAAAGATAAGTATGCATATTGTTGTGGAGGTCCAGAATGATCGCAGTAAAAGCAGATGAAGCTATACAGCAGGCAGAAACTTATGAGCTGCAGAATATTGTAAAAAAATCTTGAAGAAGTACAGGAAGCATCTGAAGCGTGTAGATTTATGGAGGCAAGATTAAATTCTATATGGTGTGCAATAAGAAATAATGTTTTAATAAAGCAATCATATCATATAGAGGAAGTTAAAAAGTTTGCACATAATCTTGCAAATGAAGCAGTCCAATGCGCCGCAGTTTGTGAGCGTTTTATAGAAACTATAGAAAGGGAGGAAAAACACGAAAGACTTCTTTAGCAAAAAGTGGGTACAGATTACTGCATGGTGTTTTATCATTGCAGGAACACTTGTACTACTTTTAGGTGGCGTAACAGCTGGCGAGATCGCAAAGGTCCCAGCCCTGGTTGCCGGAATTATTTCAGCTATTGGATTGTTAATTGTTTTCATTAAGAATGCAATTACTCCAAAAGATGAAACAAAAAAGTAAATGTAAACATAGTTTACATAAAGCTGGCGTTGCCAGTAAAAACATTTTAAGGGCTTAAGCCCGATATTAGGAACAGCTAGGGAGCTGGTGAAAATCCCTACCTCTTAAACGTTTAAATTTTACTTCAGTTGTCAGGGCTTTATGTAAGGTTTGCATAAAGCCCGTTTTTTTGGGTATAATAAAGCTATGGATAATATTAGTACAGATTTACAGAAGCAGATTGATGAGCGAATCAGAATTGAAAAAGTAAAGAACATTACAAGATCTTGTAAAGATAAACTATATGAGATCTGTAAAAATCAAATAAAGCAAAAGTAATTAAAAAGCTGTCTTAAAAAGGCAGCTTTTTTTATTATATGTTTATGTCAGTTTAATATTACCTGCTGTATTCTTTATCTTATGGAAGATAAAGAAGAACTTATTAAAACCTTGGAAACACGCTGGCAGCAGTTAAAAGATAACCGCGCAAAGTTTGAAGGTAACTGGACCGAAGCGCAGCAATACGCTGATAACGTTGTAATGAACTGGGGAAAGCCAGGCGAAGTACCTAGCCGGCCTAAACGTTTTACTTCTAAGCCATATCAATATAATAAAACTCTTGTAGCCGGAATATTAGGATATGCCGTAAGCCCTTCACTTGTGTGGTTTAAGCTTGGTATGGAAAACACAGATTTGCTTAAAGAATACGGCGTTAAAGACTGGCTTGAAAAATGCGAAAGTGAATTACTTGCTATGTATAATAGAAGTAATTTTTATAAAGAGACTAATCCGGCCGTAAAAGACTCTACGAACATAGGACATGGCGTACTTTATATTGATGAAGATATTGAAAACAGACGACTACGCTTTACTCACTTTCCGGTAAATGAGATATTCCTTGATATAAACAGCTACGGCGATGTAGATACCTGCTTTAGATGGTATGCAGATACATTACGCAATATCGCAGACTTCTTTGGAGAAGATAACTTAAGTGAAAAAATGCGCGATCAGCTGAAAGAAACAGCGCACTGGAATGACTCACATGAAATACTTATGTGTGTTTATCCGCGAGAAGATTATAACCCGGAGCTTAAAGACTCTAAAAATATGCCTTATGCTTGCATCTACTTAGAGCTTGGTGAGCGCCATATACTTAAAGAATCAGGCTTTAGAGAGTTTCCGTTTGCTGTATTTGAATGGGAGCGCATACCAGGCTTTGCTTATTCCAGCAGCCCAACAATGGATGCAATGCCGGATATTAAAGCATTAAACATCATCAAAAAATCAAGCTTACAGATTGCACAGACTTCTGCAGAGCCACCTATGATGGCTAGTAATGATATGCACGATATTGACCTTAGTCCGCGCGGAATCACTTACTTGCCTACTAAAGACAGCCGCTTAGAGCCGGTTCGCACCGGTGAAAACTATCCTATTACGCTGCAGGAGCTTGCCAGCTATGAGCAGGCTGTAAAAGATTGGTATTACGTAGACTATTTCCTTGCACTGCAGGAGCGTAACCAGCAGATGACAGCTACAGAAGTTATGGAGCTGCAGGGAGAAAAAGCCGCAACACTTTCTACTTTTATTGTGTCTCTTAATGACTTCTTATCAAAGATCATCCAGAGATCATTTAATTTACTTATGAATGCGCAAATGTTGCCGCCGCCACCTATGGCACTTATAAAGCAGAAAGCAATTATTAAAATTGACTTTACAGGACCACTTGCACAGAATCAGAAAAAATACCACCAGATGGGAGGCACAGTACAGGCCCTTAGCGCTGTAGCTCCTATTGTACAGATGTTCCCTAATGCCGGAGACTACTTAGACGGCGATGAGCTTATGAAAAGTACTATGGAAGGAATGGGAATGCCACAAAATATCATCCGCGAGGATGATGATGTACGTAAGCTACGCGAAGATCGTATTAAAGCACAGCAGGAAGCTGCAGCACAACAGCAGCAGCAGAATATGGTACAGGCCCTTATGCAGAATGCTAACAAGATGGGAGAAGCACCGCAGCAGGGATCAATGATGCAGGAAATAAATGAAAAACTTGCAGGTGGTATGAATGGCATCTGATAAAGAATATGACAGAATTATGGGGACTCTTGATGGAGATACCCAGCAGGCAGAGATTATTGAACGCGACAAACGTATGAGTGAATGCTTCCGGCGTGTATTTTCTACCGATGAGGGCCGGATTGTATTGCACCAGATCCTGGAAGATCTGAGATTTTACAACGAATGTATAACAGATACGGATGTAGCATTAAATAATTTTGCAAAGTTTATGATTTTTAAAAGACTTAAGTGTGATAATTACAAGCAGATGACAAACGTATTGTTTGATTGTAATAAACACTAAATGGGAGGAAACGAATGGCAGAGCCACAAACTTCTACACAGACAGCAGGAGAGACTGCAAACAATGATATTGCAAATGTAATGGGCGGAATGCAGAGCCAGAAACCTGATCCAAAACCTGCAGAAAATAGTGGGGATAACGGTACGGGAAGTAATGTACCTGCAGACGGAAAAAGCACAAGTGAGGTAAAACATCCGGCATGGATGGCACAGCTTGGTAATATTGATACTGAAAAAGCTGAACAGCTCAGTAAGTTCGAGAAGATCGGCGACCTTGCTAATAATTACTTAGAACTGCAGAAGAAACTGGGAAGTAGTATTACGAAACCTGGCGACGATGCAAGCGCTGAGGAAAAAGAAGCATTTTATAGAGCACTTGGTAAGCCGGAATCGGCTGATAAATACTCTATTGAAGGCGAAGCTGCTGAATTATTCCGTAAAGTAGCCTATGAAAATAATCTCACCGATGAACAGGCTAAGGCTTTTTATAAAAGTCTTAATGAGATGGGAAATAATGCTATTGCAGCACAGAAGGCAGCTTTTGATGCGCAGGCAAAGGACACACAGGCAGCACTGCAGAAAGAATATGGCAAAGACTATCCGGTAAAGATAGAAATGCTTAGACGCGGAATTGCAGCCTATGGCGGAGAAAAACTCGCAGGTAAGTTACAGCAGGCAGGTTTACTTGGCGACTACGATGTAGTCAAGTTGTTTATGCTGCTTGGTGAACAGAGCAGCGAGGCAGGATCACCAGGAAACACTAAGGGAAAAGCCGATACCTATAAATCCATAGCAGAAGGCGGCACTTTAGATTTTGGTGATACATTCAAGAAGAAATAAGGAGATTTAATATGGCTGTTTTAAGTTTAACAGACCAGCTTACTTCACTTGAAGTAGCAAAACGTTCCGGCTTTAGCCCGGATAGCCGCAGAATCATTGAGCAGCTTAATGCTTACAATGAACTGCTTATTGATGCACCTATCGTAGAAGCTAACGAGGGTACAGTTGATACTCACCTTGTACGCACAGCTATTCCACACGGAGAGCTTAGAGGCTATAACGAAGGCGTTGGAAAAGCAAGCTCACAGACAAAGACTATTAAAGATGTAATTGCTAACTACGAGATTTACTCAGAAGTTGACAAACAGATGATTGATGAGTCAGCACATCCACAGGAAATCCTGCAGAGCGAGCAGAATGCTTTTATTGAGGGACTTTCACAGGATATTACAGACAGTCTTATCTATGGTAACCATGAAGCAGATGAACGCGATACAAACGGCTTTGCAGTACGTCTTAACGATACTCAGAGCGGCGCAAGCAAGAAGGTTATTTCATTGCAGTCTACAGTTACTACTGGCTTGACTTCTGTATATCTTATCAAGTGGGGAATGGATAAAGCACGTATTATCTATCCACGCGGCGCTAAGAATGCCGGTGTACAGTACGAATGGCTTGGCCAGCAGACTAAAACAGAATCAAGTGGTAAGCAGTATGAGATTTACCGCGCACACTACCGCATTGCACGCGGACTTTCTGTAGGCCATGAAATGTCAGTTATCCGTATCTGTAATATTAACCCTAACGCTTCTAACGTAGGTGAAGATATTGCACTTGCTATTGTAAAGGCAATGCCACATCTTGCACGCGGAGCCGGAACAGTATCTATTGCATGTAATGCAGAAATTAAGGGCTTGATGAACGTTGCTGCATTGAGCAAGAACAACATTGTACTTCCTGCAGAAGATCCTTGGGGAAATGAAGTACTTAAGATCGGTAATGCACGCTTCCGTGAATGCCCTTCTATTCTTATGAATGAAACACTTGTTTCGTAATTAAAAGGAGGAACAAGATTATGGCACTTATTTCACGTTTTGACGCAGGTCTCCACCTTGGAGAATCTAGCGCTTTTGGATCAGCTGGAACAGTTGCAACTGCAAATGTTTTGGATCTTGGAAAAGCACAGCCAGATAGAATGCGTTTTGACATTCACCAGACTGTAGCAGCTGCAGGTGGTACTAATGCTACTTTTGTAGTACAGGGATCTGCTGATAACTCTTCATGGGTAACTGTAGAGTCATCACCTGCTATCGCAACTGCTTCACTTACAAAAGATGCACACTTTAGTGTTGCAGTACCGCCAGACTTTTCTTACAGATACATCCGTGTAGCAGCAGTTACTACAGGCACACACACTGCAGGTAAGTTTGATGCTGTACTGGATGTATACCAGGGAGCTTAAGCATGGATGAAGTAAAAGCCGGCACAAGTACACTGGCCGCTAACAGTGTACAGGTTAATTCTGATAAGGCAGTGAAAACTGTTAAATACAGAATTGAAACTGATTGCTATTGGGATAACATCTTATGGCGCGAAGGCCGCGAGGTAGAATTACCATCTAACGCTAATCCGCCAGCAGTATATTTCAAAAAGCTGTAGTTAAAAGGCACGGTGCTTTATAGTGCCGTGCCTTATTTTGTTAAGGTTGGTAAGGTTATGAATATTGACAGAAACTTAGTTGCGAGAGCGTTTATAAAGGCCGGTGAAGAGCCTATAAATGACACTGAATGGAGCGACGCAGAGAGCAGCTGTGTACGCGTTGTAAAGGAGTCATATCTTGCGACTCTATTAGAAGCGTTATCATCTTATGACTGGACCAGCCAGAAAAAACGAGCGCAGCTTACACCAATGGATAATTACGAATACGAAGAAGTATTAACACCTAAGCAGGCTGATCTTGATAAATACTATGTATTTGATGAAGAAGATAACAAATACTATAAAGCAGAAAGTTTTAATAATGAGGAAACTTATTATATTAGAGTACAGGTAAATCTTACCGGCTATGCTTATATGTACCCGCTTCCTATGGATTGCGCTAAGGTTATTTCCGTTGATGATGGCCAGCCTTATATTGTGGAAGGCGGCTTTATATTTTGTGATTTTAATAACATAGTTATTCTTTATGTCCGTAATTATTTTACGGGATCTTATGTTTATAGAGACGAGTTTGAAGAAGTTACAGAGCCGGATCCGGCTGATATTGATAATTACTATATTAAAAACGAAAACGATGAATATGTTAAAGCTGAAAACTATGTAATGGGTACTACTTATTACATTAAGATACAGGTAATTGTAGAAGAAGATTATAACTTTTACAGCCAGCCGCAGCTTGATCCAGAGTTATCTGCTTATGTCGAGTGTAAGCTTGCTGCAGCTATTGCGCTTAAGCTTACCGGCGGCACTGATAAATACCAGATGCTTTACAATGAAGCGCGGCTTATTGCAGATGGCGCTATGAAGCGCAGTGCTGAACAGGCAAAGAACAAGCATAAAGGCAATAAATGGTGGACCGATCAGCTTGGACTTACAAACGGAGGCGAAACATGCTTATAACTAATTTTGCTTCCGGTGAACTTTCCCAGAACTTAAACGGCCGCGTTGATATACAGCAGTATTATCAGGGAGCAGCACGTATTGAGAACTTTGATATTATTCCTACAGGCGGAATAAAAAGAAGGCCCGGAACACAGAGGCTTGCAGCGCTTAGTGGAAATAACCGTATTATTCCATTTATTGTAGATAAAAACAGCGTTTATATTTTAGAGCTTGGATTAAATCCAAACTACGACCCACAGACAGAAGGTAGTAAGCCATCACTTATGAACGTATGGAAAAGAGGCGTTTTAGGTGGTTACACTATTATTCAGAGTTTAGGACTTCCCTATAGTAATTTAGTAGATATTAGAAATATCCAGTATGCACAAAACTATGACACAGTTATATTTACGCATAACAATTACAGGCCATATATTATTCAGGTTTTAGCAGGAGTCTTTAGCGGATCTGAAATGCAGTTTGACTTTTGGCCGGATGTAGAACTTGATGATGATTTTGATTATATAATGATACCGACCGGTGAAAACTTCCCAGTAAAGCATACAGATAATGATGGCAATGTATACTTTACATACAAGAGACTTATAAACGGAGTATCTACCGATTATGTAAAATACTTTAGCGAGGGTATTATAGATTATTGGTGTGTTAAAGACGGTAAACTTTATAAATATGAAGGCGCGGAATGGGTAGTTTTTGGCACAGACCCGGAAATTGATACAGGACTTTTTACACAAGCTACAAAATATCCTGCTTGCTGCTCATTTTTTAATAACAGATTGTTTTTTGCAGCATCCACAAGTAAGCCGCAGATGGTATGGGGAAGCGCAGCCCCAGACAGTTACGGCACACGTTACAATGACTTCTCTACTTACAAGAAGTACATAACTGTAAACAAGGTAGTAAAAGATGCAGACCTGCATATCTTTACTTGTGATCTTGATAAGGATGATATTGATACTGTAAACCACCGCACTACTTTTAAGAATGTAACTCAGGATTTTACAGTTACCGGAACACTTGCAGCAGACGTTACTAAGTACTTTATATCATCGGATATACTTCCTATTGGTACTAAGGTTGTTTCCGTTACAGAGAATACAATAACTGTAAATACGGATGAAGTTGCCGTAGTATGGGATGAGGAAGAAACAGAGAAAACTAATTTTGTAATGTCTATTCAGTTATGGAGGTCAGTATCTAGCGTAACTGCAGAAGATTATGAGTATACAGTTGTAGCAAATAATATTACTACTGCAGACTGCAGCTTATTTTTTGAACTTGCCAGCGATCAGAATGATGCAATTAAGTTTTTATCATCTAACCGCTTTTTAGCTGTAGGTACTGAAAGCTCAATATGGAGCGTAGCACCGGGAATCAGCGCGTTATCAATCAATGCTGAAATGCAGGGCCGTTATGGATCAGATGATATACAGGGCCAGGCAGTTGAAACCGCTACAGTATATTTTGCACAGGGTAAAAAAGGCATCCGTGAGTTTTATTATGACGGACAGACAGAAGCTTTTAGAACTAATAATATTGCACTACTTGCGGACCATCTTTTACGAGAAAGCGCCGTAATTGATTTTGATTATATGACTAATCCTTATTCAAGACTGCTTATGGTAAGAGCAAACGGCACACTTGCACAGATGCTTTACGATAAGACTAACGGAATAATGGCATGGAACAGATTTACACGAACCACAGGAAAAATTAAAAATTGCGCAGTAACTAGAGGCGACGATGAAAATGATCTTATTTTCTTAGTTGTAGAAGATGGAGAGGATGAAAACCATAACCCGCTTTACTATCTTGAATTGCTGGACCTTGGTAAAGAAATCTACTTAGACAGCTGGAAAGAATACGATCCTACAGATGAAACACCAGCAGAAGGTTATACAGCAGGCGCTATATTGTGGAATAAGACAAAAGATAAAACTTGCGAATATGACAACATACCAGAGGACTTTATAGAAACCGGCGACGAAGTTTATATAGGTTATCTGTATGAAAGTTATATAAAGAGTATGCCCGTTGTAGCCGGTGAGCTTAGTAAAAGAATGCGCATAAGTTCACTTTATGTACGCTTCTTAGACTCTTATTTACCGGTTGTAAAGTGTGCAGACTTGCCGGATGAGAAGTTTAACAGCATTACGCAGCTTCCTTATAGTGGAGTTGCTAAGGTTAATTATCCAGGAAACACAGCCCGCGATGTGTGCTTTGATCTTAAAACAGACGACGTAAAGCCGGTGAATATTTTAAGCGTTGAGGCACAGCTTGCTTAAGGGAGGAATAGAATATGTCAGCAACCGCAGTAACAGTAGCAGGAATGATAGCAGGAGCCGCATCCGGTTTATTAGGATCTATTACAAATGACAGAGAATCATGGGTAGAAGCAAACGAAAAGCAGCATGAACTATATGAGCTTTACCTTATAAACTTACAGCAGGCTGAGCAGGAGTTTTTAAAAGCACAGGAAGAAGCTAACCGCAATGCAAAAAAAGGAGAACTGCAGGCGGAACTTACTGATAAAGGCCTTGATATAACTGAGCAATCATTATCAAATGATTTTAATGCAACGATTGATCAGCTTTATTTAGGCCAGCAGGCAGATGCTTATAATTGGAATCTAGCTGCAATGCAAGCAGGAATTTCAGAAGGACAAGCTTACGCTAATCTTGCTTCCAGTGGTGTAAGAGCTGGGAGCAGTTTAAGCGATGCTGTTGCAATGGAAAGCGCTGTAAATGCAGAGCAATTACAATTTGCACAGGACACAAAAAGAAGTCAGGATGACAATAACCTTGCTTCTGTATTAAACAGCCTTGCCGGTAATAAGTTTGATATTATGTCAAACAGAATCGGCGCGGATGAAACAAGAGCAGATGCAAGTTACTTAAGAAACTCATACCTTGAAGGCGGCGCTAACTGGAATCTTTACCAGCTGCAGAAGCAGGAAATGGAAACAACATACAAGTACAATTATGAACAGCTGCAGCGTGAAAAGGATAAGCATACCGGATGGAATGCTTTCTTTAACGGCTTAACTGCTATGTTGTCTCTTGGTGCTAAAGGCGCACAGACCGGGTATAACTTGTACGATATGAGCTATAAAGCACAGAATTATACAACTTTAATGGGAGGCGGAAAATAATGGCTAATATTGCAGATGTTACAAGCGCTTTATTTGATGCAATCAATACAGGCGTAAATATAACAGAGGACTATATAACTAAAGAAGCTCAGCAGTCTACCCGTAATAAGCAGATACAGCTTAAAGCTGATATACAGCAGCAGATGGATGAGATAAGAAGATCCAGTACATCCGATCAGTGGCAGACTAAAATGAACGATTATTTTCAACGAGTAAAAAGTTCAATGTCTAATAAAAACAGCTTGTATTATTGTAAAAACAATTTACAGGCTGATATGTTTAATAATATTTTGGATGAGGCACAGCTTACAGTATCTAATGAAGTACGTAATCTTGTGTTTAAGGCCGACAGAGATAAAGCGCTTGTAGATTATCAGAATAGCCTTGAAACAATGGCCCAGACCGAAACACCTGAAAACTTTTTAAGGCTTGCTAACGAAGGCGCAAAGAATCTTAGAGAGCTTGGCTTTATTGATGAGCCGGCGTTACAGCAGCAGTACAATAATAACTATGACCGCTGCTATATCAATTCTGCAATGAAAATGTTTAACAGCACTGTAGAAGCTGCTATTAAACGCGGCGACAGTGAAGAAACTGTTATAGATATGGTATTCCAGAACATGCCACAGCTTACTGCAATCGACAGCAATGGACTTCCTAAAATGCGCGATACTACACAGCTGAAAGAAACTCTTACGAAAGATATGAAGCAGCAGTATAGAGCTAAGCAGCAGGATATATGGAATCAAACTGAGAAAAAATGCGCACAGATTTTTGATAGCATTATGGACCAGACGACCGCAGAAGGCAGAAATACTCAGCGCTTAACCGGCAGAATATTCCTGGACTCAGTAAAAAATACAGGCATGATAAGCCCGGACCAGCTTACAAAATGGACCAGCCGCTTTGCGCTTGAAGATTATTACAGCCCGGAAGGAACAACAACAAAAAGCCAGAGAAAGGCAGCAGCTAGTAAGATGGATCCGCAGGACTACATAGACTTCTATACTAATGCTATTAAAAATGGGGATGCTTCTACTGTATATAATGCATGGAAAGACTTCCAGGATGATATGCTTGATGAGTATAAGCAGTATACAGGGAATGCAAATGCTACAATAGTAGATGTAGAAAAAGCATTTCCTAAAGTTGGTAAGTTTTTAGAGTATGCAAGTAAGAACTTACCGCCGGATTTACAGGATATTGTAAGTTATGCAGAGAATGTAATTAAATCTACATTGAATACAAAAGATGATAAAACTAAATATGAGGAAGAATTAAACTCTACTCTTGATCTTGTAAAAGATATTCTTTTTGATGCAGATATAAAAAATGCAGGTCCAGATGCAAAGAAGGAGCTTAAAACACGTGTTACACGCGCAATTAACGCAAACCTTGGCGGCGTACTGCAGAAACAGAAAGATTATAAAGAATATTTTGGTAAAGATTATGCAGGTATTGAAACTCTTAGCGATTATCGCGAAGGAGTTATACAGGGTAAAGAGTCACGAATGGCACAGGCTATTAAAGAACGTGATGCTAACCCGGATCTTGTTTACACTAAAGCAAACGGCGTAGAAGTACCATACGCAATGAAAGAAGGACTTGCAAGACTTGAAAACGACGAGCGCAGCGAACTTAAAGAGCTTCTTAAGAGCCGTACAGGAAAAGATATTACAGATGGCGATATTAAGATGAGTTATGAGTCAGACGGCCGCAACGACGTAACAGCAAGAAGAAGATATACAATAAACGGTATGGATTATCGCTTTAGAACAGATGACGGTAAGCATATTATCCTGGAAGAAAAGAAAAACGGTACTAATAACTGGCAGCAGGTTAAGACAGTATCACAGCAGAAAGAGTACGACTCACCAAAGGCAGTTGCTAAGCGTACAGAGAAAGAAGTAGAAACCATTGTAAATAAAACGAACTGGAAGAAATCAACTATACCAGAAGGCGGATTTACTTATACAGACGAAGATGGCAATGAGCAGAAGCTTACTTATACTGATCCAGAGGGAGAAGAAAAGCCTATTACTCAAATTTACTGGAAGTATTTGCGGGCTAACGAGAAAAAGCGTATTATTATGGACTGGATGGAAAAAGAGCCGGAAGCTGCTAAGAAATGGCTTGATAAGCTGGAAGCAAAATAACTTCAAGTTTATGTCGTATAAAAAATAATCTTATAGAATATCTGATATAGGAGTAATACTTATGTCAGATATTTTTTCTTTTAACGACTATAACACAGAATACGAAAACCCAATACAGCAGAATGACTACGCACAATCACGCAATGATTTTTGGAACAAGAAAAACGAACGCAGAGCGCAGCTTAATGCTGAATATCAGCAAGATCTTGAACGTTATAGCGTAAATATCTCACAGGAAGATTACAACATTATAAAAGATGCAATTGCGAATGCAAATGTACCAGAGGATGAAGCTTACCGCTGGGCTTGTGCTATGGAACTCAATAAGCAGTATGATATGCCGGTAAGTTATGCTTACCAGAATCTTGAACAGATAAACGCTGCTTTATGGGGAGATCGTTTTACATTCACACCTAAGACAAACTTTAAGGCTATTGTAGACTCAGGAAGGCTTGGCGCAAATACTCTTAAAATGGGCCGGCTTGGAAGCAAGATTATGAAGGCCGAAATGTTTGGCAAGACTGATTATACTAACCTGCTTACAGGTAAGCCGGAAAATCTTAATGATATGATGGCAGAGTATGCAGCACTTGAACAGGAAAGCGCAAGCTTGCAGGATCTTGAAGATCGTAACTTTGCTATAGAGGCATTAAAGTTTGCAGCACAAAGCGCACCATTTACCGGTTATGTAGCCGGAGTTGGTTTACTTGGTGGACTTATTAGCGGCGGCGCGGGTACTGCAGCAGCATTTACTGCAAGTATGGATAATGCAGCTGGCCTTGAATACATGAGACTTAGACAGGCTGGAAGCGACGTAGGCGATGCTGCAGGCTTTGCTATTTTATCCGGTGGATTGCAGGCACTTGTAGAGACTTCACTTGGTAACGTCGCAGGCGCACTTGGAAAAAGCAGCTTAGGAGATCTTGCAACACAGGCTGTAAAGAACAAGATAACTGGCAATGTATTTAAGCGACTTGCTTATGACGGAACTTTCAAAACACTAGCCCTTAGAATGGGTAAAGAATGGCTTAAAGAAAATGCGGAAGAAGGTCTTGAAGAAGTTATACAGGACCTTATTGAAAAAGGAACAGATGCACTTGCAGCTGAACTTGGCGGATATGAAATAGATTCTATAACAGCAAAGCAGGTTGCAAAAGACGCTTGGGAGAATTTTCGCGGCGGCGTAATGGGATCTTTAATTTTAGGACTTGGACCTAGTGTAATCAAACAGAAAGCCGACGTTAAAGAGTTTGTAAAAGTCAGAAAGCTTGCAGAGGCTATACCTTCACAGGAAGCTTTTAATGAATATACAGATAACTCTACCCTATGGGAAGGAATGAGCGACGCAGAAAAGAAAGACGCTCAAAAAACTACATGGGAAAATGCACAGGCACGTGTAGAAGCTGCAGCTACAGCAGAGGCTAAAAAAATTGCAGAGGGCCGTGATGCTGCAGAAGGCGCGGAAGCGGCACCGGTTGAGAATGAAGATGGATCTATTGAAGCGCAGCCAGTTGCCCGCGATGATTTTGGAAAGCTTAATGTAAATGATGAAGAATACAAGGATAGCGATGGTAATGTAACCGGAGGCTTGTACTGGGCCGGAGATCCAAATAAAAGCGCGGAAGAAGGAAACCGCTACGGCTATATTAAATATTCACAGGACAAAGATGGAAATATCACAATTGATACCTTCAAAATGTCAGAAGGCCGTGATGGATTGCGCGAAGAGCTTTTTGATCAGTTTGCACGTGAGCACCCGGATGTAAAAATTGACTGGAATGCTATTGGATCCGATATGCAGGACCAGAAGCAGGCACTTATAGATGCTAACCCATCCGGCGCTAAAAACGGATTAAGCTATTACACAACAGAAGAGCTTAACAGCGGCAACATGCAGGCGCGGAAAATGGTTGCAGAAGAAGTACGTAAGAATATCCACAACGTTAAAAAAGTGGGTAATGATTTTGTACGTACAGAGCTTAGCAATAAGCAGGTAGCAGCAGCCGTAACTCTTATTGAATCTGCAGCACGCCGCATGAATATGGGCCTTGCTGAGTATGTTAATAAGACTTTTGGTAATCAGATTTTTGGAACTTACGAAGATTTTGCGCAAGCTTCACTTGCACAGAATGAAGATGTAAAAACTAAAGCCGGTGGAATGACTCAGGGAATTGCGCAGGCAAATTGGAAAGAAGTTGGCCAGATGGTAAAGGCCGTTATTTACGCCGGAGAAAATGCAGACTTTTCAACCTGGGCGCACGAAATGGCGCATGTATTCCAGAATCAGCTTGATGGCCAGCTTAAGAAAGATGCAGAAGAAGCATTTAAGGTACAAGGTGGCGACTGGGTACACTCAACTTATACTTTCAAAGACGGCCGTACAATGTCATCGGCAGAAGCTTTTGCATGGGGCTTCCAGGACTGGCTTGAAACCGGAAAAGCAGAAAGCGAACAGATGAAAAATATTTTTCAGAAGTTTGCAGAGTTTATTGCA